GCTTTTCTATATGCAAATGCTTCTGCAATATTTAAAGGCTTCTGAGATATTCTTAATTGGAATTGTTCTCCATTTAATTCATTCTTCCACCTTTCTCTTTCTTCTTGTATTGCTGCTTCAGCTTCTTTTACTAAAGAGTTTCCATAGTCATCTATAAATGGTGGCATTGACCATTGTTCTGGAATAAATAAACCAGCCATACCTATTGTACCATCTGCATCAATAAGATCAGTTTCAACAGCATATATATCATTTGCTGCTGGATTAGTAATCATTTCTTTCAAAGGATTACACTGTTCTAAATCTCCCACTGAACCCGCAGCAATAAACATACCTGTAGTCATCATACCTGATGACATTGCAGGACGCAAGTACTCATATGTCTCAGACATTTTTGGAGCAATACCAGCTTCCTCATGAAAGAAGATAGTACACGGTCCCCCTACTCCAGTAGTTGCATTTTTTTCAAATGAACCCCCTTGTATTTTTGATTTTAAACCTCTTGCTGTTTTTCTATTACCAACTTTAACTTCAATCTGTTGTTGCCATAGTAAAACTTTTTCAGGATTGCTTGGTCTATACCATGCAGTATGCTCATTCAAGAATGTTTTGTATTCATCTAAAAACTTCCATGATCCTTTATCATTTATAAAATCTTTAAGTGATGCACCAATCTTACAGATACTACCCTCTTCAAACCAATAGGTATTTATAATTTTACCCATATGAAAATATGAAGATGCTATCTGACGTTTTTTTAATATAGCTGAATGTTTATGATGTAACTCAGCAAGCAATTCATACAAAGCCATATGATACTGTGCATCTCTAACTTTAGCAAAACCATACTTCTTTTCTTCTTTATCAAAGATTGGAAGAAAGTTTAACCACATGTAGTAATCTCTAGTTAAATACCAGCTTTTACCGCTATCATTATAAATGACTCCTTCTCTACATTTATTTTTTTGGTCTTCCCAATATTCAGTAAAGTCTTTAGATCTAAATGGTTTATTACAATAGAATCCCTGGTCATTAAATATTTGAGCTTGTTCATTAAACTTAAATGAAAGCTCATTAAATTCATAATGACCTGGGACACTAAATATACTTAAAGCATAATCTATAAAACTTTCTTTAGTTTTAAATTCTGTAGTTGTCCAAGACCCATTTTGATATGTAGGTATGGATTTATACATACTTAAATTTTGCAAATACATCACCTTCATGGATCAGTAAATGTTCTTCATCATCATGCATCATAGATGTAGGTAAACAATGTTCACTATATTGAACTACATCACCTATTTTAATTTCAGTAATTCCTTCACCAACTGCAACTACAGTACCTTTATTTTCTACTTTTTGAGCAGCTTCAGGTATAATGATATTTGTATTTTTAAAAAATGCATCAGCTTTTTTTTGCTTGATCAATAACTTCTTTCCTACTGGTATTACTTGTTGTGTCATCTTTGTTAATTTTAATGGTTTTATTATTTTCTTTTTTTTCAATAAGTTCAGGCTCATCCCAATAACAGAAAAACCAATTATCTTTTTTTTCTTGCATTATATTTGGTCATAAGCTAATCCAGCTCCTCCGCGTACAGAACTTTCTTGTTCTTGTTTCATATCAACAAATGCACCTTTGTATGATTGTCTAATTTGCTCAAATTTAGATGCAGCATTTACCATAGAATTTATGTTACCATCTCTACCATGCTCAATAGCTGTTACTTCCATGTATTTAGCCAATCTATCAAGCATTGATTTAATTCCTTTGTAGGCTCTAAAAGTAGGTGTTTCATATAACTTATAGCACATGTCTAATGCATACCTTATCTTAGGGTCTTCTGGTGAATCTTCTAATTGAATTTCCTCAATAATAATATCTTCCTTTTCATGTTCTGGTAAATTAAAAAAAGGATTCATATCTGGATTAGGACAACTCATGTAAAATATATACTGATAAATTTTTAAATAAGTATCAGGATAATTCTCCATAATAGCATTTAAAAAAGGTAGAGCATAGCAATGCTCTGATGGAATTACTTTACTGTTCTGAATATCAAATAGTCTTACTAACATAATTAAGGTGTTACTGGATTTATATATGCTACTATTGATGCATAAGAGTTTGTACTATAAATTGGTTGTAAAATACCATTTAAATAAATTTGTATAATTCCAGGTATAAAAGTTTTTCCTACAACATCCCAAACATAAGATACTGCAGTAATTTTAGTAGAATCTATACTCATTTCTCCAGCACTATTTGTATTCCAATATTGATTTATTGGAGGACCATTAGGTGCAGTTGCTTGTTCTAAATAAACTTGTGTAATTGTTATAGTTGCCATAATTTTATTTGTTATCTTTTAACCACATTATTAATGAATTAACTTCATCCTTTAAATATGGTACGTCATACATTTTTATTTCATCTAAAATAGGTTCTCCATTGTAATGTTCATTAATTGGATAACCATTAGCATCCTCACCAATTTGTTTAAACTTTACATGTTGTATTGTAAGTCTTCCAATCTTTAAAGAAGGGTTATGCTTTTTAATAATATACGCATAAATACTGAGCTGTAAACTATAATGATTTAAATTACAATCATCTAAATGATTAACGGGTTTATACATTTTACTTGTTATACCCTCCCAATTAGTATATCCTTTTTCTTTGATTTCTTTATTAGTCTTGTAATCATTGATATTAATAAAACCATCTACAATTTCTACAACATCTGCTTGACCGCAAATCCCAACAGATTTTAAATAAACTAAATGTTCTGGATAAAGACCATCAGATAACTTTTGTTCAGGTGCTAATTTTATACCATCATTATTTACAAGTGGTTTGATAATAGGTATTTCAGTACCATTACGCTCAATTGTTTTAAAATCAAGCATGTCAGATTCTCTTTGATTATGATAAAAGTTTCCTAGATTAATTGCCCTATTTGTTTCATTATCCCAAGCTTCTATTATTTGTTCTACAGTCATACCATACCACTTAGAATTTTTATTCTTTGCAGATTTTTTTGCCTGACCTTCTTTGTCAAACTTAGGTTTAAACTTACTAACTAGTGAAGTAACACTCAACCATTGAATGTTATCTTCTTCTATGCTTTCATAGCTGTGTCCGTCTTCTTTGAATATTATAGCCATTATTTATTATTTATAAGATTATTACCTCCAGCACTCAATATGTCATTACTTGTAGTAGTTCCTGCTATTGGATCATTTGTAGTTGTAGAAACATAGTATGGATTTGATGTGCCACCATTTGGTACTCCATAATAAGGTTGAAATACCTGATTAGTATTTTTTCTATCAAATGCTTGAGCTTTTGATTCAGCTGTAAGTAATACTAAGGCTGCTTCTGCAGTGATCATATTATATTCTAAAAGATCATTTACTATTTCTGTTACTGTCATAATATTAATTTTTAATTTGTTGATTTACTTTTTCTTCTAACTCTTCAGTCATTAATGAATCCCAAAAACCTTTAGGACAAGAAGTTGATAATGACCTTACTTTGAATGCAAGACTGCACCCACAATCTGAACAACAAGGTTGTGTACCTGGAGCTAAGCAATGATCTCCACTAGCATCAAACAAAGAACACTTAATGCATATTTGAAATCTATCTGTAGCAACAGCTTCAATATGTTCTTTTTTAAATATGTTATTTTTAATGCCTTCTATTATTTGATCAGCATTTTTAAATACTGTTAAATATTTTTTCCATTTTCCTTCCATATTGTAAAAGTTATTTTGCTTTAAATTCTTTTTTTCTTAATATATCAGATTCCATTTGTACTAATGCTTTAGACATTTGTTCAATGTTGTTCTGTATATTTTCACTTTGAGCATAACCATTGTATGTTCTTTTAGCTAAATTACCCAGTGTACTTTTATTCTTTTTAATTAAGTTTTCTAATTTAGTTTTTCTTAAATAAAAAGTACCCAATCCATCTACATTTACTCTTGGGTATTCAAGTGCTGATAATTTTTTTCTTAATTTACCATAGTAAAATGTTATAAAATCATCCACTACTTGTGGATGTACACCAACCTCTTCAGCTATACCTGTTTTAAAATCTTTATGCTTCTTGGGATTCACGTCCTAATATTTTATAATCCAACAATACCAAACCATCTGTTTGAACATTAATGTTTTTGTTAATTGAAATGGTTTTTTTATTTACACCACTTTTAACTATTAGCTTTTTCTTTTCTGCTTTTGCTAAAGCATTTCTAGCTGATTGTGGACTTTTAAATATTTTTTGTTCAGTTAAAAATATACAAAATTTAGTTAATTCAGTTTTTGGTTGTTTGGATAACTCCATTAAACATTTAAGATCTGAATTGCTAATTAAAATATTTTCAAAAAAACAATATGTAAGTATCTGATACTTAATTGTTTCATTAATATCTACCTGTAATTTTAAATCTACTTTATTTACTATAGCCATTATTTTAAACTCATTATCATATCAACTAAGTCAGGATGTGGATAGCAATCAAACTTATCCTTCCTTACATTGGTATGTGTTAATAATCCTTTAATTTTACCACTAGCTGCATCTTCATTATAATCAAATCCTTTAGTGGCACCGTGTTTTTGTATTAGTTGTTTTAATCCTAACCTTATATCAATACCATCTCTTTCACCAACATACTTAATCCACTTTTCAGTTTCTTTAATTTGATTCTCAGAATATGCATGCCAATTTAAGAAACCTTTAAAAGATTCTTTTAGTGTAGCTATTTCATCTGAATGAGCAACAGTTCCTACATAGGTTTTATTATTTTTATCAAGTTGACCCATTGAGCAAATCTCTAAACCTACAGAGTGTCTATTCATCCAACCTGATTTGGTTAAACCTAAATGCCAACCTTGACCTCCTGTTGGAAAAGCCTGAACCATTTGTCCATCATACTTAGCATCACCATTACGGTGATTTCTACCACCTAAAACAAACTCTGTTGCAATTTGACCTCTATCATCTTTATTCCACATATCAACACAAGCATAAGGATTATTTCCTCCAGCTGTATGATGTAAGAATATGTATTCATTCTTGATGGGTCCTTTGATGTATTCTTTAGGGGATAAATAATGTTTGTGAATTATCTGGTCAAAGTTAGTTTTAAAGTACTGACCAAATATATCTGTATCTTCATCAATAGCTTCTTGTAATGCCGGCACTTTATTAAATAACAATGTCCACATATCAGCATCCACTATTCCTGTAACCGGTAGATTATTAGATAGTTGGAATCTAATTACAGCCTTTTCTGTCATTGGTCCAAACTTCCCATCCTGTTTTAATAAAAGTTTGGATTGGAGGGTCTGAACATCTGGTCCAGAATCCCCCCTTTTTAACATCTTCATAGTTTAGTCTATTTGAGATGCTGCATTTTCCATTGCTTCTTTAAAAGCTTTTGCTCCTTCTGAATCAACAGGTACTTGCCCACCTTCTTTTTGAGAAGCATAAGCTTGTGCCATATACATCTGTGCTTGAAGTCTTTCAGCTCTTGATTTCTCAATAGTAGCCAAAAGCATTTCATACTCAGCTTGTACTTCTAAATGTGGGATGTTGTCTTTGTAGAATGAAGTAATTTCTTCTCTACGTGAATTTAATTCTTCTTTAGTTAAAGTAGGTTCCTTTTCATCTAAAGGGTTGTTGATTTTTGCATTTGCCATTTTAAAATTTTTTTAAGTTAAACAATATATTACAAATATATAATAATAGTTTAAATAAAAAAAGTTTACAGGCTTTATTTTTAAATTTTATTCTTTTCTAATAAAGCAAT